CCTGGGCTTGGAACACGGCGCGGTCGTCGTCGATGACGAAGGCCACAGCGTTCAGCGAACCCGAGGGATAGTACTGCGAGAAGACCGTCTGGCCTTGCGCGTTGACGTACGAGCAGCCCACGAAGACACCGATGGTGCCAGCGGGGAATGCGTCGCCGGTGCCACCAGTCTCAGTCACGAGGCGGATGTAACCGTCAGTGTGGATTTTCACCACTTGGCCGTAGAAGAGGTTGCTCGAATAGCCGGCGGGGTCAATCAGAAACTGACGCGTTTCGCCTGCGTACGGCAGACCGTCAACTCGGTTTACAGCCCGTAGGCCGTAGGGAGCAGCAGTAGATGCCATTTAAGGACTCCTAAGTTACTTTGAACCAGAACCAAACCCACCTCCGCGCGTCGTGCTGGACTTGCGGTCCGAGAACAACGGCATCCGTGGATCATTGTTTCGCATGAAGTGGTTGTCCACTGAGTCCATCTGAGCTTGCGCTTGACGCCCGTAATAGTCGTCCCGTGAGCGTGCGAGTTCAGCGGGCATCTTGCAGAGCATGAGGCCACCAATTTCCACGTTCCCGGTCTTCTCGTTACCCGGCAGCATAAGTTCAGGATGATCAACCGCCTTCACCGGCTCCCAACCCTCACGCATCTTTTTGGATACGTTGGTAGGGTCAGACTGACCCAAGATGTGAGTCGCAATCCAGCGATACACAAACCCAGGCTCAGGTGTCGGATCAGGCAATGCACTCGACGGTGTGTACACCATACGAGCAGATTTTTCGCGTGTCGTCAGATCACGAGGGGTACGGTTTTGAGTTTCAGCCATTTTGGTTCTCCAGTTTTGCTACTTGTGCTGCGTATTGCTGCGGGGTTAGGCCCAGTTTCTTTGCCAGTGCAACTTGCGTTTGAGTCAGACGAATCTTTCCTGCGCTTGTAGTACGGGCTGCGGGAGCCACAACCGTTGTAGGCTTCTTTTGAACCTCAACCGTTTTCGGCTTGTCCTCCTCACCACCGAAGATTTCGGGGAACTTGGACTTCATGCGACCATCGATCTGGTCGAAATACTCATCGGAGCGAGGGTCAGTACCCCCGTTGACTAGTTTCTGGTGCAGCCCTAGTGCGTAGCTGGTGTACTCCTCAAATCCCGGTTGCCCGAACCACTGGTTTTTTGCCTGCCAGCGCAGCGTCTTTTCGTCGGGTTGAACCTGAGTTTGAGGTTGTTGCCGCGTTTGTACAGGAATTTCTGTTTCCTGTAAAGCCTGCGGCCTGAATCTTTTTGCCTCTTCTGTACGCCATTTTGCAGCCGCTAGTTCTTCCTGAGCGGCAATGATGGCGTCAGTATCAAAGGCTTCCTGTGCCGCCTTGAGTTTGCGACGGGCCATCTCCAGTTCTGTCTCAGCCTCCTTGCGGGCGGTATTGACCAGGACCTCTTGGCCTTCGTTATAACTCTTCTTGAGGCGGTTGTTTTCTTCAAGAAGCTGCTGTGCAAGACGCTCTAACTCGGCTTTTTCCCGGGCTACAGCCTCTTTTTGACGGCGTTCGTCGTGACGTGCGTGAGTCAGTTCCTTGATCCGCGACTGCACATTCGCAGAGTAGGACTCAATCTCATCATCCGAAGGGTCAGAAACCTCCTTTTCCAAAGGTTTGCGACCACGGTCACGCTCTGGCGTATCGTCAATGACTTCAATCTCAACTTCGGTTTCGCCCGAAGTCTCGACTTTGACTTCCGTTTCCTTTTCGTCAGGAAACTTGAACTCTTCCTTATCCATTCTTCACTCCTTCAAGCGCGGGTGAGGCCGCGAGGGTCTTGCACAACAGCATCCACCTGATCATCATTGATCAGACGAAACTCTTTTCCAAAGATCTTGAATCTGGTGCCGGAGTAAGTCCTCACCAACACAAAATCTCCAGGCTTACACCAAGCGCCTGTTGGGAAACGCTCGGGGTCTTTATAGGCCGAGGGGCCTTGTTTGAGCACGAACAGCACCGTGGTGGCGTGTTCTTCCTGCTTCATGTAGGTGTCAGCTTTAACCAGGCTGGAGTTCTCAAACGTGTCTGAAACATCAGGGACGATGCACAGCAGTTTGTGTCCCGCAGGCTCTGGAAGGGCTGTTGCCTTCTCTTCAGGAGGAATGTTTTCGTCCTGCTCATCTTTGGGTTGAATAACCTTGGGCAGGCTAATACCCGGGGGGAGGATGATTCCCGCTTCACTCGTCTGCATCTTCGACTTTCTTTGCAAGGTCAAGGATATAACGCTCTGCGATGGCTAGACCTTGGATAACACCACAGAGTTTTTGGTACTCGTCAAAAGTGCGGCATGAACCCCCTGCCAAGTCGTCGGCGTAGTTGTTCATGTCGGTGCGTATTTGTTCGCGCAATACGCGTGCGAAGTCTTGGATCATCTAATGTTGCGCTCCTTCTGTTGGCGTGCATCTTCAGCACGGGCTTTGGCGATTTCGACGCCCAACTGGACGCCATCACGCTCGGTATCGGCCTGCATCTTGGCCTTATCTTTCTCAATATCGGACGCAACCTTCATAGCCCGCAGTTGGAGATCGCCCTTGACGCGCTCTTCCTCCAAGGCTTGGCGGTCTGCCTTTGCCGTGGCATCCACTGCCAACTGCTTCTCTTTGAGCGCCAGTTCTTGTGCACGCAGTTGCAACTCTGCTTGTTGCATCTGAACAACAGGATCTTGCATTTGTTGCTGAGCCTGCATCATGGCTGCTTGTTGTGCGGCCTGAGCGTTCACTTGAGCAGCCGCCTGAGCCATCATGGCCGACAGCGCAATCTCAACTTGCGGCGGCAGATCCTCATCATCCGGCGGCAGAGGCATACCCAGTTGAGCCTCGATTTGCTTGCGCATCTGGAATCCCAAATGCTCTGCAATGTGAGCCTGTTGAGCCGCAACAATCTGCTGAGCCATCGGGTTCTGCCCCACGATCTGAGCAATCAGCGGGTTCTGCGTAATCATCATGTGCACCGCAATGTGTGCCTGATGATCCTGATGCAGGAACGCCTTGACTGGCTTGTTCTTCAGCAAGTCTTGATTCTCAGTAACCGGATCCGTGGGCTTCTCATCTTCGGGCAGCGGAACCAGTTTTTCCGCATTCTTGATTCCCAGAACATCCAACATAGACCTGTGCAACTGCGGCAGGTCATAGATCTGCGGAGCCATCTGAGCCATCTGGATGACGGCTTGATACTGGATCACCCGTTGCGACATCGTGGCCGCGTTGGGGTCACTTACCGGGATGACATCGACCTTGTCGTAGTCCGACTGCTTGGCCCGCTTGGTTCCGTACTCGGGATCGTAGGTGTAATCAGGATCCGTGTAGTCGCGGATGATGCTCTTGAGGAGTTTGAATTCCTGCTTGAGCGAGAAGTGCGTACGGGCCTGAACCGCCGTCAGAATCTTGAGTTGCCGCTCAAGGAGAGCCAGCGTCGTTCCAACCGGAGCCTGAGCCGACATATCCGACACCTTCATGTCGGCTGTTGCGGCAAAACGACGGCCTTCCTCTACGATATTCCCAAGCAGGCTGTAGAGAACCTGAGACGGTTCCTTATAGGGAAGCGGAAGAATGCTGTCCCTGATATTCCCACTGGCCACATCGACATCGCGGAACTCGCCCGGAGCAATAGGCGTGTCGTCGCCCTTGATCCGAAGACCACGTGACTTCAGTCCGCCAGGGAGATTAGACAGAGTACCAGCATCAACCAGTTGGCGCATGAGCGAAGTAGCACTCTTCGCAAAGCCACCGATAAGATGGAACAAGCCAAATCCGTACGCCCCAAATCCGGGGACGTACTGGTAATGCACAAAGTGTTGCCGCTTGAGTTTGAGCGGGTCATCCTCGTTCCAATTCCTGTAGATAGAAAGAATGGTGTTCGTGCCACGGATCAGGGTCACCACATAAGGCAGCGCAATACCAGTAGGATTGCCGTCCTTGTCCAGATCCTCATACCCCGGCAGATCGAGGTCTGCGTGGATTTCCATCAGGGTAAAGCGGTCATCGTTGAGATCGCTAAAGCCCGTCTCTTTATCCTTGGCCTGTTGGATATCAGACTTGTTCTTGTCTGGATCCCCAAGTTCTACATCCTTGTAGAAGCCCGCGTTCTGTAGTTTGATTAGGTCGTTCTTGCTCTTGCGCATGACGTGAGTCAAGCGGCGGCAAGTGTCCATATCAGTGGTGCCGTAGGGAAGAATGATGTCTTCCGCAGGCACAAACATCGAGACTTGACGGCCAAGATTGGGGTCGTAGTAGACCTTCTTGAAAGCCGAGCCAGTCGCGGGGAGACTCCACAGCATCCGCTCGTGTTCGGGGCGGAATTCCTTCATCACTTCCGTAAGTTCAAAGTTCATGTCGTCCTGCACCCGGACGGCGGACTCTTTAACCTCTGGAGTTTCTTTTCCAATGATCTTGGTCTTGACCGGACCCGCAGCGGGGAACGTCTCCGTGATCATCTCCGACTGAAAACGAACCACGGCTTCGGTGATCATCGGGTGGAACACACCACAAGCACCCTGCCAAGGTTCGGTTCTCTCTTCAATCTGAAGGCCCAACAGTTTCAGGCCATCGACATAAGCCTTCTCCCACTCTTTGCGAGAAGCCTTATCTTGATCAATCTCTGCCACCAGATCACCGCCCAGACCGGCGATGACTCCTTCATCCACATACTCTGCCAAGTTTGCATCAAACGCATCGGCAGTCTTGGGCTCTGGTACGAGGCTGATCTCCATGCCATCGATACCAATGTTGACTTCTTCTGGGTTGACAATTTCAATCTCAATAGGCGCTTCTTCTTGCGCCAACTCCTCAAGACCCACTGGCGCACCATAGAGTGCCTTATCAAAATTTGTTGCCATGACTATCCTTAGTAATAAGCGCGTTTGCGTTGGATGATTCCGTCTTCTTCCTCATCTGATTGAAGACGCAAGAGTCCGCCCTGTCTAAAGCGAAGCATAGCCTGTACGGTCGAATCCACCAAGTCATCATGCTCCGCATTTGGGAAAGCGGCCATCTGCTCAACCACCTCCCGAGCCCACCTGGTATCCGGTGCCCAAACCTTTCCCGACCTGAAGATATCGGCTATCGAACTCAGGCGGGTGAACTTATCGTTTGGAACCTTCTTCGTCCCTCTAGTTGGGGTGTACTCTGAAACCACAAGCCCCATCGCTCTGAGTTCAAAGATCAAAGGAGCACCTGCCGCCTTGGCTTCGATCAGACAGATGTCAGGCTCGTACTCCTTGTACATCTCAAAAGCCTTGTCCTTGAGTTCTGGGAACTCCATCCGCTTCTGGAACGCATCCAACAGAATGAGGTTCGGATCTCTCTCGTTCTCATCCTTATAGAACACGCCCCAAGTCGTACAGGCTGAGTAGTCGGCCTTCTCAGACTTCGTAAAAGCCGTGTCCCAAGACTGAATGATGAACTCACATGGAGGAGGATCATCCTTCTCCCAGACATTCCACCACTCCCTCTTGACAATCGCCCCCTCTTCGCCAGTAGGGGTCTGTTGATACTGAGCATTCCACTTGGAAATCGGGAGTTCTTCCTTCAGAGCCTCCAGTTCCCTCAAAGACCAGAACTCAGGCCACAAAGGTTTCCCAGAAGGCATGATCGCCGGGAGTTCTATCACCTCCCACTCCTCGGTCTTGTCCCGAGAAGCCGCATCCTTGATGATCCGGCCCGTCAAATCCCTCTCAGCCCACCGTGTCATCACGATCACGATAGCCCCACCAGGCTGCAAACGCTGTCTGGGTCCAGAGGTGTACCACTCATACACCTTGTCAAACACCTCCGGGTTCCCCGCAGCAGCAGCTGCCTCCTGTTCCGAGTGCGGATCATCAATGATCAACAAATCCGCACCCTTACCCGTCACAGTTCCCCCCACACCAATGGCGAAGTACTCCCCATTCCTGTTCGTCGCCCACCGGCCAGCAGCCTTCGAGTCCTGCCTCAGCGAAACATCTGGAAAGACCCTCGAATACTGCTCGCTCATCACCAAGTTTCTGACCTTGCGACCAAAGTTCACAGCCAAATCAGCCGTGTTCGATGTCTGAATCACCTTCTTCTGAGGGAACCGACCCAAAAACCAACTCGGTAACAGATAACTCGCAAACTCAGACTTAGTATGCCGGGGGGCCATATTAATAATCAGCCTCTTAACCTTCCCCTCAGCGATCTCCTCAAACTTCTTGGCCATCAAAGCATGGTGCCTCCCATGCACAAACCCCGGCCACATCGTCTTCACATAATGCATAAACGACTTATGAGACTTCTCCCTCTCCAAAGCCTCCTTGTACTCAGCCACCTGAGCCAGTAAAGCCTCCTGCTCAGCAACAGGCAACCTCTCAATCAAGTCTTCCAGCTTCATTCCAGATTCTTAAAGTTCACATACACAGGCCGAACAGACCTCCGACGGCCATCCAACCTCTTCAAAGCCCCCAACTCCACCAACCTGTCCACTATCTTCTTCGTATTCCCCAACCCCATCTTCCCCCGCACATACGCTATATCCCTCAACGAAGGCGCAAACCCATACTTCTTCCACCACTCATCCACCACCAAAAACACCTCCCTCTGCGCCGGACTCATACCCACCTCCAACTCACCCCTATCCCCCCAAACACGCCTCATCTCCTTCGCCCCAACCACCACTTTTGGCCGACGAATTGCGCTTTTGTCCTTCAAAATCAACAACTTAGCACCCGTTTCTTCAACCATTTTGTGTCATCTGGTAACGTTACCACCCCATCACGGAAAATCAAGGACTTACGAGCGTTTCCTAAAGCACTTTATGTCATGTGGTAACGTTACCACCCCCATGTATGGTACCGGTTCAAAAAGATGACGGGGGGGGTCTTCCCATCTAAAGGGGTGGGGGGTCGTTATCGGGGGAAATGGACGGGGGTACCGACACTTTGGACGGGATAGTATGTCCAATGACCTGGGACTCCGCTGCGCCAGGCGCGGGGGTGGGGGCTGGGTGGGGGTCTGCCGCCGCCGTTTCGGCACTGCCCGGGCCTGATTCCGCCGATAGTTCCGCCAGTAGATCATTCGCTTGTGATTCCACTATTGTTGCGTCCTCAGCATTGTCGTGGATTAATCGTTTCAGCTCTGCCATTACATTTGCTTTGGCATCGGCGCTACTGGATATCGTTTTAATCTCTTTCCGCTCAGTAAATGCGGCCACTTCGGTTACTGTGCCCAATACCTTTGCCGCCGCTACCTTTACAGAATCCTTCGTTTCCGGATTAATAACCACGGAAACAAGGGATTGAATCACCAATTCTCTTAAAGCGGCAGGGGTTCGGTATCTCGCCGCCTCTATTGCCACTTGGTAAGCTTCGATCTCTGCACGCACCCTAGGATTAGCGGCTATGCGGTAGGGATCTGCCACAAGGGAAGATGGCGCAGGGTTGGCCTTGTATGCTTTCCTGTAGGCGTCGGCCTTAGTGGATCCTTGGGCTACTTCCCTAGCGAACTTCTTTTGCTTGGCGGTCAACTGGCTTGAAACGCCTTTACCTAGGATGGCATCCATAGGGACTGTCTCTAGACCTTCCCTTATTTGCTTTCTAGTGAGTTTGCTCATGTGGGACTGTTGCGCTTCGCGCTTGCGTTAGATCCGGCCCCGATCATAGGGGAACAAACCCGGAACATCAAGCAACACGCCCCCAGCGCGCATAGCCCCAGCCTATCGACCACCAGGCGCCCATTAGAACAATCAATTGGACACACTCTGTGCAACACATAGGATGGCGACTGTCCTATCACCTACATGGAGTGTCTCTATGCTTACCCTTGACTACCTTCAGGATCCCGCCCACGGATGGATCGCCGCCGATATCCATTCCCTTCGTGCCTACGGACTGACGGACAAAGTGTCTGCCTACTCATACCGTGACGGCGATACGGTTTGGCTAGAAGAGGATTGCGACGCGGGTCTGTATATCCGCGCCCTTCAGTCCGCCGGAGTCGCCTACCGTATCAAAGAAACGCACACAAACCGTGACGCGTTTGTCCGCCGCCTTTCCCGTTTCCATGCCTAACCCGGAGCCGCAACATGATTCGCATCAGCATTTTCGAGACAACCTACGAACCCGCAGATGACAACGAAACCGACTACTGCCCTGATGGGCGGACTCATGGAGTAGCGGAGGACAGTCCCGTTACCTTCAGAGAACTAGTCGGACTGTTGCGCGAGTTCGCGCACCCTTCATGCCATCCGGCCCGAGGTGAACCCTTTGAATGGCTATCCACAGAGCCGGAACAGGACTACATGACGGGCGAATGGACAGAGCGAACCATTCATTTCTCACACAAGAACAAACCCCATCAGTCCCGTTACTGGCGCCTTGCCATGAAAGCCGCAGGATTCGTTCGCTAACCACAAAACCGGAGAGTAACCATGCAAACCATACTGTTCGCGATTCCGCCGCGCCGCCTGAACAAAACCCGTGCCGAATCCATTACTGGCAGTCTAGGCAAACCGTCAAAAATGCCCGGGCTTGCCTATGGAATCTCTGCCAAAAAATGTAATGTTGGCGGAAAACTAGCCCTGATTCCGGGTTCCGTTTGTGCGGACTGTTACGCCATGCGGGACAACTATTCTTACCCGTCAGTCCAAGCCGCGCACGAAAAGCGATTCTCGGGCCTGTCGTCCATATCGTGGGCGGACTCTATGGTTTTTCTAATCCGCCGCTCAGGGGAAACCTATTTCCGTTGGCATGATGCCGGAGACCTTCAATCATTCCAACACCTATTAGATATCGTCCGAATCGCGGAATCCTTGCCTAGTGTGGCGTTTTGGCTACCTACAAAAGAAAAGGGTTTGGTGTACCGCTACCGCGAAGTGTTCGGAGACTTTCCGCCGAATCTCTGCGTGCGACTGTCGGGCGCGATGATCGACGGAAGCCCGCCCGCATATGACGGGAACACTTCAACCGTACACAAAGCCCATGCGCCCATCGGGTCGGAGTGTGAAGCATACACGCGCGGCGGGAAGTGCGGAGAGTGCCGCGACTGTTGGAATCGCGATATCAAAAATGTGTCCTATCCGAAACACTAAGGGGTAAAAAATGAGTATCTATCAGGAAAACGGTTTCGATTCCCGCCGCGAGTATTTGCTAGACCTAGCGGACTGTTGCGGGGTTGACCCTGAGATCGTTTTCGCACTGGCGGATTTACTGGGGCCGAGCGAAGATTTTGACGGGTTAGTAAATGCGGTGGAAGATGCCGCTATGGGGATTTAATGATGAGTACAACCTACACGATAGCGGACGGGAACACCCTTGTGGAACTATTCCACGGGGTTCCAGCAGATTCTTGGGAGTTTCCCGGTTCGGCAGCAGAAATTAAAAGTGTCGAAATCGGTGATTTCGGCGGAGAGTGTTTCTGTCATGTTTTGTTTCTGTCCGATGGGCGGACTATTATCAAAACATTATCAGGGCCAGTACATCAGGAAGCCCCACGGGTTTACATATACCCGTCAGAGGATGACGCATGGAACGACACAAACGGGTTAGTTTTGAAATCACAAGTGGAGCAATGAGCATGATCTACACGGACAACAAAGGGCACAGGGTTCAAACTGTCCCGAGTGACGACCAATCAATCGTGGAGTTTTACCCTCAGGGCGGAGGGTTTGTCAGGGCACTACCGCGCATTGTGTTTGATGCCGCATATAAGCCGGAGACTATCGGAAGGGGTTTCTCGCGTGTACTGGCGCACGGTGATTGGAACGAAGGTGCGGAGTATGTTGCCTATTCCGATGGGGATAGGTGGAACGGTTGGTCTATGCCCTATTTCGAGTTTGAAACTGCCATGCGAATCATCACGGAGATGAACGAATCCGCCGGGATTGTGGAATTGAGGTATGACGCGGGTACGGATTCATTCATCTACGAAAACGAAGACTGGCCCGGTGAGCCGGAGATTTATGTATCCCGAATCATTGAGTGTGACGGGGAAACCGTCAAGGTGTACGGAGTCGGTGCGGGTTCATGGTGTTGGTGGATTAACGAAGGGGCAGAAAATGAGTAAGTATCCATTCACAGTTTTGGAAGATGATGCGCCAGTTTTCCTATGCTCATGGAACGGTGGGGAAATTGTGGAGTTGCACACAAAACAATCCCTGCGCGAAGTGTTTGGTGAAACTAACCTATTTGATGGGGATAGGGATGGGTGGGGTTATGAGATCGGGGAGTTACTGACATTTGAAGAACTACTAGAACACCTTGAGCGCGAACCGCTAGACAAGGGCCGCGTGTTTTACAACGACAACATGACCATTCAGAGGATCAAATGAGCACAGAGGATCGACGCAAAGGGGCTATGAACTTGCTTGGCGCATTGTTCCTAGCCATGTGTGTTTTCCTGCCAGTTTTCCTGTGGTGGATTGGAGTGATCAAGTGAAGCATTCAGAACACAAGTACCTAGACCTAGGCTATCGGTTTGAGAAGGCCCGGACTCCAGCGGCCACCAGGTCGGTTGCAGCGGAAATCCGCGCCTTGTTGGAGTCCGAAACCATCGAAGATCGGGCGGAAGCCCGACACCTAGTTGAGCGTGGGCGACAGGAAGCCCGAGCAATACATTGAAAAGGGGTGACTCAATGTTTACCGTTCGCATAACTCATCAGGGAGGGGAGTCGAAAGACTTTCCCCTTGAGATATACAAGAGTTCCATTTTCGTGGGGTCTGAATGGATACCCTGCGGAAGTTTCTTCGTGCCCGAAGAAGCAGAGGAATACATGGGATTGGAAGGGGAAACCATCGTCTATGCATTCCATGAAGGCCGTGTAACCCGCGACTGTTTGGATGATGAAGCAACTGGCTATCTTTCGTGGGAGTTGCTACTGGATGGCAAGCCCTGCACACATGAAGAATTTTCTATTGCAATGATGACAAAACTCGGAGCGCCTACCTATCGAATCCCCAGTAACCTTGACCACAAGTATCGCGGATGCGGTAACGGGGTAGTTACTTTGGATAAGACAAGCAAGAAAGTATTGGACTTTTCCTACACGGATGAAGACTTGAAACCG